GTTCTTGTACAGCTTTAATAAGGGGTGCGATAAATTCTCCATAACGAAGACCATAACTTGTATGAGCTGCTGTTTTTACATCACCAATATTCTTTGTTTCATTAAAGACATCAGGATGATCTTTTGTATATAATTCTTCAGGGATATCTGTTTTAATAAAGCCAGCAAACTCAGTAGTTGATTTACTGATATCAGATAGTGTAGTTTCTACGTCTTGAGCAATAAGACCATAATGTGTACGAGTCTTACCATTATATTTATAAGATACAGGTTTTAATTTATTAACGAAAGGTAAACCTAAATCAGAATCTACAATAGTATTCTTTTCATTTCTGTCTGAAGTTTGTATAGTACCATTAGTTGCATATACATCATCCCATTTATAACTGGATAGACCTAGATCGTATAGATCATTGTTGTTAGGAATAAGATGCCCCATTACAACTGCACCAGATGAACCTGTATAGAACCTCATATTACCTTGATAATATAAAGCAGTCCAACTGTTTGCCGAACCAAATACAGACCAATCTAATCCTCCAGATCCATCACCACACATTAACTCTATGTTGTTAAAACTTTGGAGTCTAAATTGAGAACTATTTTGTACACTTATTACACCATAATCAGTTGAACCACTAGCATCGTGTCTAAGAGTCATGTCAGCATTATCACCAATTTTTATATAATCCTGATCATCACACCAAAGATCTCCATGCCATTTAACACCTGCATTCTGGAACTCTAATTTATCTGAACCATTAGTAACTATTAATCCTTTAGAACCATTATAGTAAAGTCTTAAAGTATCATTTCCAGTTCCTGTTCCTAATATTAATTGATCGTTATCATCAAATGCTGCACTAACTGAAGCTTGATCTACAGCTGCAGCACTAGTTATATAACCTGCTCCATTTGTTAGCTGGTTATTATTGGTAGGTATTGTAGGTTTATTACTTAGATCATTATATGAAACAGTAGGTAAATTAGTTAAACTAGATCCATTTCCACTGAAAGCTGTAGCTGTAAGTGTTCCAGATACTGTTGCACCTGCTTGTGTAGTTGTTAATCTTACACCATAATTAGTACCACCCCAATAAAGCTCAGTAGAACTATCCGCCTTGAACTTTGCCATGTATTCATTCGAATTCCATTTTTCAAAGTAAATATTGGTACCATAGACAAGTAAATCGTCGGTTCCTCCGGCATCAATTATGGAGTTATGTTCAGATTGGTTGTTAGATGATCCGTCATGATATATTTGTAATGCGTGAGTTGTCCCATCATTACCTATTTTTAACTTACCTCCAGATGAACCAGTATCACTATCTACATAAAGATCACCTGTCCATTTAGTTTTATCAGAACCTTCTAATGTTATTTGAGGTTTATTATTTAGATTAGAATACTCACCATTAAATATTACAGGCTTATTGTCTAAATCATTATATGAAATAGAAGTTAAGAGTGAACCATCACCTTTGAACTCTGAAGCTGTAACTCTCCCATCTACAGTAACACCTATATCTGTTGTCTGTAGACGATTAGTATTATTATGATATAATCTACAGCCATTACCACCGTCTGGTGCAAAGTCAGCCATTCGATGATTATTACCTCCACTTTTTTGAATAATAATATCCGAACCATTAATCACTAAGCTACCAGTACCAGAGTCATCAATAATAGAATTACTATTATCGTGATAAATAGTTAATGCTGCATTAGGACCAATCTTTAATTTATTACCAATACCAGCATCGCAGAATAGATCTCCTACCCATTTTGTACCTACTTCATACAGTTTTAATCTGTCAGCACCATTATGTTGTATAGCTAAAGTATTGACATCAGTCCCTGCAGGGGTAGGTGCAGTAGCAGTTATTACTCCTCTATTATTTGCAGTATCATAATATAACTCTAATTTTTTAGTTGAATCAAACTCAGTATCATCTGAGTTTTGAGCTTTACCAAGTATTAAATTTATATCTGCACTGTCACCACTTTTTCTTCTAAAAGCAGTATTAACTTTATTAGCATCAACGTCAAAATATGTAGGTTTACTACCAACATCACTCCAATTTAGATCAGTTTCAGCTACTTTTCCACTAGCAACTTTGAACCATTTACCATTAGTTAGTGAAGAAGGATTGACATCAGTTAATCCAGTGAACGTAGTTGAACCTCCGCCACCTCCGCCACCACCAGGAGCAGCAGCCCAATTTATACCTGTACCAGTAGAATAAAGCATCTGCCCATTACTACCGAGATCTCCAGAACTATCTTGAAGACCTTTATTTATCTTTACACCATCTGTAGTTGTTTGAAAGTGAACATCATCTGCAGAAGTTGAAGCATTATGTCTACGTAAATAAACATCGTCTTTAGCAGTTATTAGGAGATCATGTCCACTGGCTGTCATCATTACATCATCCTTACCATCATTACCTTCATTGGTATAGATTTCAAGATGATTATTAGTTGCATCACCAATCTTTAATTTATTACCAGTACCATCATCACAGTAAAGATCACCTGTCCACTCAGTATTACCAGAACCATCTACACTTAGTTTACGTGGTATATTCTGTATATAAGCATCACTAGTATCACTTGATTCAGTCCAATTAGCTTGAACATTTGTTTCACCACTATCAGTAATAGTAATAGTTTTAGTTGCACTTCCAGCACCAGTAGCAGTAACACTTGAACCTACAAAATTAAGAGTTGTAGTTGATGTAGATAAATCACTACCTTCCTCTTGTACTGTTATACCACTACCACCACCAGGGATATTAACTGTTTTAGTTGTTCCAGTACCAGAAGCAGTAACACCAGCACCAGTAAAATTAATTATCTCTGCTGCTGTAGACAAAGCACTACCTTCATCTTGTATAGTAATATCTGTACCACTTCCACCGCTAACTGCCTTCCAAGCAACACCAGTAGATGCAGAGCTATCAGCTGTTAATACATGATCATTAGTACCTACACTTAGAGCTGTAGGATCACCAGACCCATCACCTACTAATATCTCACCTTTAGTATCAAGGTCAGAGTTCATTACAGCACCAGCTGCATTTACAGTAGTAGAAGTAGTTACATCAGCACTAGTATCTATACCATTTAATTTACTAAAATCGGATGCTGACATAGCACCAGCATTATTAGTGGATGCTACTTGTAGTTTTGAACCTTCTATAGCTGCATTAGCAGCAACTTTTGCATTTGTTACACCTCCATCTGGTATACCACTAAATGGTAATCTAGATACTACAGTACCATAGAATTCAGTTCCAGATTCAGGAGCTGATGAAAATGTTATTGTACCGTTTTGTGTATTTATTGTATAAGAAACAAGAGGTTCCTGTGGAACTCCAGCTAATACAATGTATAAGGATAAAGCAGATTCTGGATGAATAGTAGTTTCATTTACCTTTAAAGTAAAGGTTGTATTAGATCCATTGAAAGGAGTTCCTGTTGTATCTATATCATCTAGTTTATCTGCTCCTATTATTCCTGTTGAATATTTACCTGTTGTAAGCCAAACACCTTTAGTACTATTATAAGTATAGATTAACCCATTAGGAGCGTTATAATTACTTGAGGTATCGGTTGGAAAATTTAATGATGTCATAGTTATTAATTGTTAGTTATTGCAAATGTCGTTTGTCCTGGGTTATAACCTGGACAATCTTGAATAAAGTTATAACTATTTGCGTTTACATTAGTAGAACTACCTGTAGTTTTCCAGTGTATACTTCCAGTAGTATTACCTACAACATCTACACCAATTATTCGTATATGTTCATGATTAGCACCTGAAACATCAATACCATATTTTTGTGGAGCAACACCAAGAAGGTCTGCTGTACCACCACCGATTCTACCTCCAATTATAGATACATTATCTATATTATCTTCAATGAATATACCAGAAGCATTATTGAGTCCAGATTTACTATTACCACCTATTATTGGATTAATGATACTTATATTTGCAATATTTTGATGAGCATCAATTCTAATACCATTAGATTGATTATCTCTTACATTGCAGTTCACTATACTTACTGATGTTTTTAAACCATCATTTATGTGAATACCATTATCAAAACATGTAGATGAATAAGGGTTATCTAGTTTTATAAAACCTTTCTCACCATTAAGACTAAATCCATCTACTAAAGCTCTTTCAGCTTCAGCATTTTGAAAATAAACAAACTCACCCTTCCAGCTAGAATTTAGGAAATAACTATCTCTACATCTAATTACTGATGTATTCTGTATAAAGATAGTATTAACTTCACCATCGAAATAAATACCTCTAACTGTTCTATTTATAGTATTACCCAGGAATTTCCAAGTAGCATCCACACCGTCACTTATTGTAGTACCTTCACCTGTAGGTCCGGTACTTGCAGCAGTAGTTCCAGTAGAAGTAAGTTCGTAAGCTCTATCTCCATCATTTTTAACTTTTTCACCAATACTATAGCCAGCGTAACTAGCTCTCCAATGATCTTGTGGACCTGATGGAGTTGTCTCAGAAGTAAGAGATCGATCACCAAAAGGACCAATACCTGAAGCAGGACTACCATCAATAATACAATCAAGTATTCTTATCTGATCCATGCGGTCAGTACTACTACTACCAAGTAATTTAATAACAGCATCACCTACTGCACCTTCTGGTATATTTCTAAATTTACAATTTCTAATTATAGATGAACTTAAACCATCTAGATTCATACACTGTGAAATACCGTGAAACTGAAGATTATCATAAATATGTTCTTGAGTTCCTGGTGCTGCTACAATATGAAGGGCTGCTTCTGTACCATCTGAGATTGGTGCAGTAGAAGTAGGTCTAACACCACTACCTGCAGTAGAAGCATTAGTAGTGCCAAAAGTACCACCTATAAAAGCTATATTTCTTATTTCTAATGATCGTGCTGATGTACACTTTATATAAGGACCACTAGCACCATCAATTCTAAATAATCTAACACCAAAAGTA